CGAGCACGGCATTAAGTCTGAGATGGCTGAGTCTGTATTGAGCGGAATCAAGCAAGTTTTCGTCGAGAATTTCATCGATCTTCCCGACGAGAAAGTTGATCTTGTAGACGAAATGCAAGAGCAACTTCAGACCATGGAAACAAAACTCAACGAGTCTATTGAAGAAAACGTCGGTCTCAATAAGAGCGTCGGCAACTATATCAAGAATGGGATTGTGACAGAAATCTCCGAAGGTTTGAGTCTCACTCAGCGTGAGAAACTCGGATCCTTGGCAGAAGCTGTTGAGTTTGAAAATGAAGAAGCATTCCGTGAGAAAGTTTCTACCCTCCGTGAATCATATTTCTCAACAAAACCAGAAGTTACTACCGTAACTGAGGATGTGCAAGTTGAGAATGGTCCTATCAATGAGTCAATGTCTGTCTATGTCCAGGCACTGTCCCGTTGGGGCAAGTAATTACTAATCCAAATTCCAAAGAATAACTAGGAGATCCAATGTTTAACGCAGAACATCTCCAGGAAAAGTGGAACCCCATTCTTGAGCATTCGGAGCTCGATCCTATTAAGGATTCATACAGAAAGGCGGTTACCTCGGTCCTCCTGGAAAACCAAGAAAATTTCCTCCGCGAAGAGCGTGGGATGATCAACGAAGCAGCACCTACCAACAGCTTGGGCGGTACTGGTTTCAGTGGCGGTAGCACCGCAACTGGTCCTGTTGCAGGTTTCGACCCTGTGCTGATCAGTCTCATCCGTCGCTCGATGCCTAAGCTTATTGCTTATGACATCTGTGGCGTCCAGCCTATGACAGGTCCTACTGGACTCATCTTCGCGATGCGCTCCACACAGGGCACCAACAGAGACATCAACAACAGTGCTGTTGAGGCATTCTTCAACGAAGCTAACTCTGAGCATTCTTCCGAGAATAGTGCAAACGGTCTTGCATCCAACACTCAGACTGGATCTAATCCTGGTCTGCTTGCTGACGCTGCTGGTAACTACACCATTGGTGGTCAGGGCATGACAACCGCTCAGTCTGAAGCACTGGGTGATGGCGCTTCCAACCACTTCAACGAAATGGGCTTCTCGATCGAGAAGGTCACCGTTACTGCGAAGTCACGCGCTCTGAAAGCAGAATACAGTCTTGAGCTTGCTCAGGACCTTAAGGCAGTCCATGGTCTGGATGCCGAAAGCGAGCTTGCAAACATCCTCAGCACTGAAGTGCTGGCAGAGATCAACCGTGAGGTTGTCCGTACTGTTTACAAGATTGCTCGTCCTGGTGCTCAGAACAACACTGCAACTGCAGGCACGTTTGACCTCGACGTTGACTCCAACGGTCGCTGGTCTGTTGAGAAATTCAAAGGTCTTCTCTTCCAAATTGAGAGAGACATGAATGCAATCGGTCATGAGACTCGTCGCGGGAAAGGCAACATCCTCATCTGCTCTGCTGATGTAGCATCTGCTCTCTCCATGGCTGGCGTGCTCGACTACTCCAGTGGCATCTCTGGTGCTGTTGGTGGATTGGGTCAAGTTGACGACAACTCCTCCACTCTGGTGGGCACCCTCAACGGTCGCATCAAGGTGTATGTCGATCCTTACTCTGCTAACGTTTCCGATAACCACTTCTACGTGTCTGGTTACAAAGGCAGCAGTGCTTATGACGCAGGTCTCTTCTACTGCCCTTACGTGCCTCTCCAGATGGTCCGTGCAGTGGGTCAGGACACCTTCCAACCCAAGATCGGATTTAAGACCCGCTACGGCATGGTCGCAAATCCCTTCGCTGAAGGTCTCACACAGGGTCAAGGCGCTCTCAATGCTAACCTCAACCGCTACTACCGTCGCGTTAAGGTTACCAACCTCATGTGATCAGAGATCACAATCTTCACAGAGACCCTACGGGGTCTCTTTTTTTGTGCCTTTTCTTCATTAAGTTAGCATACGCTGACTAAATAGTAACAGAATTAGAGACTACCATGATCTGAAAATCCTTTACATTATATTTTAAACTTAAGGTGGAAGAAATGCACAATTTAACATCAAGAAATCAACTCAACGAGTGGAGACATTTTGAGGAAACTGTTGAAGAGGCAAACTTAAATGATTATTATGAATGCCTAATTGAGTGCGATATTCAAAATCATACATCATGTAAAAAAATCTGTAAGGAGTTACTTATATGAGAATGTCCTAACAGTAAACCCTGTGACAGCACCCCTAGTGGGTGCTTTTTTGTTAAATACTGTATAATGTGAGGACAGTATGCCTAGAAATCCTATGAATAAAAATGAATTAGAATGTAGGATACATAAGTTGAAGACATCATTGTATGATCGGGAATCTGAAAATAAAAATGAAGAATTCCACAAAGGTGCTCATAATGCCTATAATGAAGTCTTAAACATCCTACAAGAATGGCGCACATGAGAGACTTAGATTTTATTGATGATCTACTTCCAGAAGGTATCAAACCAGATAAAGATATTGTCGTCAACATGGATGGTGGTGTTGGTGGAAGTTGGAAGGAAGTAGAAGTAACTAAAGAAGACTGGGAAGACTTCTGGCATAATGAAGATAAATAAGATGTAGCATAGTATGTCTTATGGCAACCTGGAATAAACAGATTGAGAATCAAAACTTCTTATCTCCAATTGGATTTAAGTTTAGTTTAGCTCGTTTCCCAAAGATTGCCTACTTTGCTCAGTCAGCAAACATCCCTTCTATTAACGTCAACGTAGCAAATCAATCTACACCGCTGCGTGGATTGCCAATAGAAGGGTTTGCAGAATATGATCCTTTCCAACTTCAATTTATTATTGATGAGGATCTTGAAAATTTTATGATTCTCCACAACTGGTTGCGTGGTCTAGGTACTCCAGATACGGTCTTTGAAAGATCCGAGTATCGCACAAAGATGCAAGCACTATTTGGAAACAATGATCTATATGCTGATGGCACGTTGACTGTGCTCAACAGTAACTTCAACATGAATTTTAACGTGGTGTTTAAAGACTTATTCCCTATAAGTTTGTCAGCACTCGAATTTAATGCTACAATTGATGGCACAGAGTATGCCATGGCATCAGTCCAATTTAGATATCTTGGATATGAAATCCGACAAGGTGAATTGAATACTCGCGATAAGAGACTTAGTTAATGAATCTAGAAAAAATTGAGGAGATGTGGGCAAAGGATTCAGAATCATTCTTTGATCATAGAGAGTTGCCTGAACTATTGGCAAATGATAGCATGGAAACACCTAGACTACATGCAAAATATATCCAATTTTATAATCAATTCAAACTGATGCTATCAGAAGCAGACGTAAAGCGCAAGGTATTACTGCGTGAGAAGTTTGAATACTATTCAGGTAAAGCACCTGCCTCGGTATATAAAGAGAAACCCTTCCTATTGAAAGTATTGAAAGGTGATCTGAGTATTTACATTGATAGCGATCCAGACTTAACTAAAGCACAACAGAAAATTGACTACCTTGAAACTTGTATAAATTGTATTGATAGGATACTTAAACAGATCGACAGTCGTGGATTTGCTATTAAGAATACTATTGATATTGTGAAGTATTATGGTATTAGATGACTGTTACTATCAGTAAGAAGAATGAAGTTTACCTAAAAGTTGAAGGGGAGCAGCATCTGCATAAGGAATTAAGTGAGCACTTTTCATTTGATGTTCCTGGTGCAAAGTTTATGCCCCAATATAAAAATCGAGTATGGGATGGAAAGATCCGCTTATATTCTCCTGGCACTGGGGAAATATATGTGGGTCTTTACGATTATCTGTGTGAATACCTAGAAGATAAAGGGTATGAATATATCATAAAAGATAACAACTACTATGGATTACCTGATGTAGAGGAAGATTATGTCACACCTGAAAGCACAGCGTTTTTTATTAGGACTCTGGGATTACCTTTCAAGATCCGAGATTACCAACTCAAGGCAGTTTTCTCAGCACTTAAATATCGTCGCAAACTTTTACTATCCCCCACGGGATCAGGCAAATCATTAATTATTTACGCATTAGTTCGTTGGCATCTGAAACAGGATAGACAAATACTTATCATTGTGCCTACTACATCTTTGGTGTCTCAACTAACAAATGACTTTAAAGATTATGGGTGGTCAGCAGACTCTTATGTGCATCAAATTATGGGAGGACGTGAGAAGTATACTGATGCCCCTGTTGTAATTTCTACATGGCAAAGCATCTATAAAGAATCTCGTAAATTTTTTGCAAAATTTGATGTAGTTATTGGAGACGAAGCACACCTATACAAAGCAAAAAGTCTTACTGGCATTTTGACGAAATGTTATGACGCAAAGTATAGAGTTGGGCTGACAGGCACGTTGGATGGGATGCACACTCATCAACTGGTTCTTGAGGGTTTATTTGGGCGCTGCGACAAGGTGACCTCAACGGCAGAGTTGATGGCAAAAGGTCAACTGACTCCCCTTCAGGTAAAGATCCTTCTACTAAAACATGGTCATGTGCCATTTGATCACTATCAACAGGAGATGGATTATATAATATCACATCCAAAGAGAAATAAGTTAATTTGTAACTTAGCGAATGATTTGGATGGTAACACTTTGATTCTATTCAACTACATTGAAAAGCACGGAGACCCTCTTTGGGAGTTACTAAATACTAAGGTGAATGAAAATCGAAAGATCTTCTTTATTCATGGTGGTGTAGATGCTGTTGAAAGAGAAGAGGCTCGCAGGATATGTGAGCAGGAAAAAGATGCAATCATTCTTGCATCCTATGGCACATTCTCTACAGGCATTAACATTCGTAATCTACATAATGTAATCTTTGCAAGTCCATCCAAATCACGAGTAAGAAACCTCCAGTCTATTGGACGTGTCTTGCGTAAAGGGGATAACAAAGCACAAGCAGTGCTGTATGACATTGCAGATGATTGCTCCAAAGGTAATCATCATAATTATACTTTAAGACATCTTGTCGAAAGAATGAAAATATATGATGAAGAAAAATTTAACTATGAAGTTACTAAAATAAATTTTAGGAAATGACAATTAATTATATCCGCCACGACAACGAATTCTACGGGACTATTAAGTTAGTATCTGGAGAAGAGATCTTGGGCAATCTAATTGCTACAGAAGAAAATGATGAGAGTATACTTTTCATTTCAGATCCAGCAACACCATCAATGAATCCTATTGAAAAGGATGGTCAAATTGTTATGGCAATGGGATTATCTAAATGGATGATGTGGTCGGATGAAGACTTTTATATTGTAAGAGAATCTGATATTGTGACTATTGCACCCATGTCAATGGAAGCAATTATTATGTATAAATTTTGGTTGAGAAAAGAATCAGGTGAAGATACTGCTGAGTTTGAAACACCCATCAATGAAAATATGGGTCTAGTCGGTAAAGTTTCAGAGATGAGAAAGAAACTAGAAGACCAATGGAAGAACCTTTAAGAGTTCCTTTTCAACCCTTACATGGTTGATTATAATAATAATTACTAGAATAGTCAAGCTTGACATATGATTGATTAGTTAGTATTATGGTTTCATGATATGTAAAAGATATGCTAGCAAAAGTAATGTCTCCAAAAAAGAAACAACACTATGTTGATAATAAAGAGTTTCTAAAAGCAATCACTGCATATAGGCAGGAGGTTAAAGAAGCAAAGATGTTGGATAAACCTAAACCGTTGATCACACATTACCTAGCAGAATGCTTTCTGAAGATTGCTACTCATCTTTCTTATCGCCCTAACTTCATTAACTACATGTTTAAAGAAGACATGATTAGTGATGGTGTTGAAAACTGTGTGCAGTATATCGATAACTTTGATCCTGAGAAGTCAAAGAATCCATTTGCATATTTTACACAAATCATTTATTATGCATTCCTCCGTCGTATTGCAAAAGAAAAACGACAGATGGATATTCGTGATAAACTAATTGAGAAAAATGGTTATGATCAAGTCTTTCATAGTGATGACAATGACAACCATTCCGATTTGAATTCTATCAAGAATAGAATCGAAACTAATATGAGGTACTGATGGATTCTATTCAAGATTACTGGTCTAAACCAACATCTTCCACAGAAGATAAAGCAGTGCAACTACTTAATCAGGCAGCATCGCTACTAAAAAGTAAAGTCGTTACACATACAGTGGTCAATGACAAAGGTATTACACAATACAAACGCTTCGTAATTCAGTATGAAACTTTTATTGATAACTGATCAGCACTTTGGTGTCCGTAATGATAACCAACACTTCATCAAAAAGTATCAGCAATTTTATTCCGAGATAGTTTTACCACAAATCGATAAGCAAGGTATTACTCACATTTTATGTTTGGGTGATACTTTTGATAAACGTAAGAGTATTAATTTTAATTCTCTAGATGCTGCTAAGGAGATGTGGTTTCAACCATTAGCAGATCGTGGTATTCAGATGACCATGCTCTGTGGTAATCATGATATTTACTATCGTAATA